TTCTAAGAAACGCGTTTACTGTGAGAATAGTTAGCGAAATGACTCCAAGTCAAGCAGCTACAGCTTTGAAGCAGGTAGACTATGTACGCATCAACACCACTATAACGAACATCCCTTCTGGATATAACCCGGTATAACAAATGGAATCTTTGTATAACTTTAAGGAGATAAATTAATGGCTTATCAACGCCCTGGGGTGTACGTTCAGGAAACGTTAAACCCTATTGCACCAGTAGTTGGTCCAAGCTCAGATAGCGTCGCAGCTTTTGTTGGCGCAAATGACCGTGGTCCAACTCGTCCAACCCTTGTTACTTCATGGAGCCAATACGTAACTCAGTTTGGTTCTTGGAATACAACGGCAAGCAACAACCTTCCTATCGCTGTTTACCTGTTTTTTGCTAATGGTGGAAGCCAGGCTTATGTAACTCGTGTAGTAGGATCTTCTGCTGCTGCAGCTACTAGAACACTAACAGACCGTGCTGCAACCCCTTTGAGCACACTTGTAGTAGCCGCTAAAAACCAAGGCACATGGGGAAATAACTTAAACATCAGTATTGTTGACTCTACTGTTGCAGGATTATTTGACCTTATTATTTATGAGGGTGGAAACACAACTGCAAATATTGTAGAGCGATTTACAGATCTAAGCATGATTTCTACTAACTCTCGATACGCAATCCCTACAGTAAATGCTTTGTCTAATTACGTAGTGCTTACTGATTCACTTTCTGCTACAGCTGGTAATAACAAGAATCCTTCTGTTATTACTAACCAAGCTTTGGCAACAGGCGCTAACGGTAGTGCAATTACATCAAGTAATATAAACACAGCTCTAGCCCTGTATGACACAATTTCTCAATCTCTAGTACTTAATGTTGCAGGATACACAGACGCAACAGTGGTTAACTTAGCTATTTCTTATGCTGAAGGTCGCGACGATGTGTTTGTAGTAGTTGACGGAGCTGTAGATACAGTAGCAAACCAAATTACTTTGGCGGCTAGCTACACCTCTAGCTCATTAGCAGCTGTTTACTATCCTCAAATTATTATTAGCGATCCAACTCTTGGTTTAGGAGCCTCTTCTGCTACGACAACAACCGTAGGAGCTGGTGGAGCAATAATTGGTTTAATTGCTTCAACTGATGCTTCACGAGGAGTGTTTAAGGCACCTGCTGGACTTACAGCTCGTATTGCTGGAGCAGTAGCTGTACCAGCACTAACAAATGCAGAACTAGATTCTCTTAACGCTGCAGGAGCGCCTGTTAACGCAATCCGATTTATTTCAGGATCAGGAATTGTTGTTATGGGCTCTCGTACTATCAAGGCTGGATACGTAGACCGTTATGTTCCAGTACGTCGTTCTCTTATCTACCTGCGCAAGGCAATGGTAGACCTAACTCAGTTCGCAATTTTCGAGCCAAACGACCCAGGTCTATGGCGTCGAATTGATTCTGCGTTAAGCGGCTTCTTGACCAACTTCTGGTCACAGGGCGGCCTGCGTGGAAACACCCCAGCCGAAGCTTTCTTCGTGAAGGTAGATGCTGAAAACAATACCCAAGCAACCATTGATAACGGTGAAGTTCATATTGAGATTGGCGTTGCGCTACAACGTCCAGCCGAATTCATCATTATTAAGATCGGCCAGTTTGACGGTGGAACCACCGTTACTGTGGCGTAAGGAGACAATAACAAATGACAAGCAGCATCATTAATCGCTTCTCAACAATTGCGACAGACCCGTTACGTAACTTTCGGTTCTACGCAGAGTTCACCAAAGCTGGTGACGAGGCATTCGATAAGCGAATCCTTACATCAAGCACGACGAGCCCAGCAACAGCTGGCTATTCAGATGGTTGGATTGGCGGATTTACTTTCATCAGCGGATTGAATATCAATACTCAATCTATCCCATACCGTGAAGGCGGCTATAACACTACTGTCCACCAGATCCCTGGCATGACAACTTTTGTTCCAGTTACCTTCCAGCGTGGCGTTCTTTATGGCAACGACCAAGGCATCACCTGGATGAAGGGTCTTTTCTCGGCCGCATCTGGCGAAGGCTTGAACACCGGAGTCAACAAGAACTTCCGTGTCAATATTGACATCTATGTAATGGACCACCCAAATGCGTCTGCTACACCTGGAACACCAGCAGATGACAACTTGCCACGTATGCGCTTCCGCGTTCACAATGCGTGGATCACAGGCTTAAACTACAACGAGTTGAACGCTGGAGACGGCGGAATCTTGTTTGAGTCAATGACACTTGTACACGAAGGTCTTTCTGTATCATTTGTCGGCGCAGACTTTAAGCCAATCCCAAAGCCGTAACCATTATCTAGGAGTATAAATTGTCACAACCACAAGTAATCACAGACGCAAAACTAATTGAGCAATTTGCAAAGAAGGCGATGGAGGAGCCCGAGGTCCAGATCAAGACCCGGGCACCTTCAGAGTCTGAAGTAAAACTACCTGGTGGGTTTATTAACAATGCTGGAGAACTAATTACTACAGCTGAAGTTAGAGAACTTACTGGAGCTGATGAAGAAGCAATCGCTAAGGCTGGAACAATAGGCAAGTCCCTAAACGTTCTTCTTCAACGAGGACTTATGAGCCTTGGGTCAGAAGAGGTATCTAAGGATGACTTAGACACCTTGTTATCTGGAGACCGTGACGCAATCCTTATTGGCGTTCGTCGCGTAACTTTTGGTAACACTATTTCAATACCAGTTCAGTGCAGGTCCTGTAGGCAAGAGGATAACGCAACTATTGATTTAGTTGCGGACGTTCCAGAGCGTAAGCTCGATGATCCTATTCAAGACCGCTCATGGATGGTGGAGACTACTCGCGGAGTAGTAAGAGTAGTGCTACCAAACGGAGTTGTTCAGAAGAAGCTTATGGAAAATATGGATAAGACTTCAGCTGAGATCAACACTTTATTACTATCTGGATGTATCGTATCAATAGACGGATCACCATCAGTAGGCGCTTCTACGGCTTTGTCATTAAGCATGGCAGACCGAGCAAAAATTATTGATCAGATTCTCGACCGTAACCCAGGCCCACGCCTTGGGGAGGTGACGAAGGTCTGCAAGGCATGCGGTGAAACTATGGAACTTCCGCTTAGCCTTGTTGATTTGTTTCGTCTATAGAGAAACAGATTACGAAGCGCTTTTAGATCAGTACGAAGTGCTGACTAGAACATTTAACGGGTGGACTTTATCTGACATTCGTTCTTTATCTTATAGAGAACGAGCAAACTGGGTAGAGCGCAGTCAAAGATATAAAGGAGGAGCCAGATAGTGGATAGCAAATCCAGCATGAATTTAGGCGGGGCACGGTTCTCGTCTTTAATCGCCGACCTATCTGACACAGTCGACCGCGTAAATGACAAGATGACACTTGGCATTACGCGTGCTTCTACCTTTGCCAATATTCTAAGCAGTAGTGTTTCACGTTTAGGCGCTGCAGCTAACCAAGCATTTTCTGCAGGTGCTGGGGTTCAATCCTCTGCCAATACTATTATGCCGCAGCCTACTCCTAGATACAGTGGGCTTCTTGGACCTAATGGGCAACCATTACCAAGCACAATAATGCCTCAACCTGCGCCTGTGCAAGGTGGCGGCGGCGGAGGTAGCGGTGGAACTCCCGCTATGTCAGACATGCTCTCACCGGGGCAGAAAAAGTTTGTAGCTGCAGCAGTTACTGGTTATAGCTTGATGAGTCAGGCAATGCCTGAAACATCTAAGCAAGTTGGTATGAACCTTCTTACTAATCGAGCTATGGCATATGGTCTTCAAGACCCTTTAAGCCAACCACGTTCTGCAAGTTTTCTTCCAGGGTTTTTACCACCACCTTTTAACAACACTAGAGAAGAGGCGTACAACCGTGTAAGTGGTGTACAGCGTCAGTTCTCTCAACGTGGAACTATCACTGACCCTATGGATGCTCCGCTTGCTATGGCAGCTGGTCAGCAAATGGGTATTGGTATGGCTATGCCAGGATACGAAAACCTACTAGCTGGTGTTGGAACTATGTCTAACCTTACTCCAGGAGCTGGTTTACAAAACAGCATGGGTGCATACGCAGCTTTGCAACAAGGACGTAGTGTAAACATGTTGCGCACAATCGGTATTCAAGTCAGAGATCCTATGACTGGCGCTATGAAAAGCTTTAAAGATATTGCCAACAGCGTTTGGGATAAGTTAAGTAGAGAAAAACTTGGCACTGAACCAATCACTAAAGAAGACCTTGATATGGGTTTCCAACCTGGAAACTCTTTGGATCAACTTCTTAATAACTACTTTGGCAGTGACGAGTACCTGCGCTCCCAAGTAAAAGCGGCTTTGTACGCAAGAGCTTCTGGTGTTGGAAAGTCTTACAAAAAAAGCGAGCTTCAAAAAGCTGGATTTACAACCGAAGCAATCACTAGCTTCAGCGATCGTCAAACAAAGTCAATGGAAACTTTGCAACAAACAGCTCGTGCTGGAGCTGGAGCTTTTACGGTAAGCAACAATATTGCTGAAGGGCTATCAGCTACTACTAACGCATTAGATAGATTGACTGGAGTTTTAAGCGGCTTTGCTGGAGCTAAAGGTTTATTTGGCGGTCTTGGTGGAATGGCTAATGGAACTCCTTCCGCTCTTGTAGGAATGCTTTTAAGTGCTTTAGGTATTGGAACAAGGGCAGGGGGCGGATCTGTTGGTGGAAGCAAGCCATACGTTGTTGGTGAAAAGGGACCAGAGCTTTTCTTGCCTAAGAGTGACGGCGTTATTATTCCTAACCATCTTTTAAATACAAATGGCCGCCATGAGGGCGGAGGAGTAAAGCACTCTCACGCATGGGGCGCAGACCCTATGAAAATAGGTGATGTAACTGACATTCTTAAAAAAGCAGGTTTTAAAGGAGAAGGTTTACAAAACGCACTTACTATCCTTGAGCGTGAGTCCGGGTACAACCCAAATGCTCTTAACCCTAATAAAGACACCGGAGATTACTCTTTAGGCCTTTTCCAAATCAACATGCTTGGTGACCTTTATAAGGAACGCATGGAAAAAGTTTGGACAATGGCTGGAACAGGCCCTTTTGCAAACCGAAAGAAATTTAAGTTAGGGAGCGTAGAAGACCTCTATGATCCACTAACTAACGCTCGTGTGGCCTATCACATGTCAAAGGGCGGAGCTGACTTCTCTTCTTGGAGTACTAACCATTACCTTACAGGCGAAAAGCCTTCAGGAAGACCTACACCAAGATCTTCTAGCAATGACGATGAGGGTAACTTCTTCTCCTCTGCCATGGGCTCTCTTAAGAACTTCTTAGGAAAGTTTGCTCCAGACGCCCTCTCTACAATTCAAGGATCAAGCGGCCAAATGGGCGGCGCTGGAACTACCAATAACTATGGCGGCGTAACAATCAGCATAAGTGGCGCTAAAGATCCAAAAAAGATTGCTACAGAAGTTAAAGATATTTTATCTAGCGGAGATCTTCGCTCATTTATAGGAGGCAACTAATGACAATTGTTAGTGGTAAAGGGGCGGTAAACCCTACTGGCGCAAGTGATGACGGAGCTAGCAGGCTATTTAAAGTAGGAAAAACTGTTGTTTCTGTAGCTGGGACACAGTTTCCATCAGCTGGAACTGGTGCACAATCGTTGCAAAATATAGCCGTATACGGAACAAATGCAGTAGCGCCTGCCGATATTATTTTTCCTACAAACAACCCTAAGTCTGCTTTTGGTGGCGTGACTAACCCAATTAACTATAAGTTTAATTTACCTCCGCACCTATGGAGCCTGCCTATTCGTCCAATTAACGTAGGCACTAGAGAAGAAACTTTTGTAAAAAATACAACGTATAACTCTTTTCACGGCCTAAGACGTGGCCGTTTGTGGTTTTTTCTTGGCGAGTACGATTTAAGTAAAACTAACCAAGGAACTACAGTAAAAAGTTCTTCTAGTCTTTCTGGGTTAACCTCTTCTCCTGGACCTTCAGAAGCTGCCGCTTACGCAGCAGCTGCAAAAAGAGGAAAAACAATAACGGGAGATAGAGACTACGGGTTTCAATTTCTTTGGAATCCTGAATCTATTAGCAGCTCTGTATCTGTGAACCTAGACGTAACCCCATCATCAGCTGACCGTTTTAGGTCTGTATCAGGAGTATTTTTAGGAAGCACAACCGTAACTGTTAACATAGTTCTTGATCGTACAAACGACTTTGCTTGTTTTAAAGGCGATCAAGGATTTGCTGTAGACGATACGCCTGAA